TTCGACACTTATGTATTGATGGCCATTCATGAAGAAATCGTTCCCATGGGTACGTTCTTCAAAGACCGTTATTTCCCGACCGGCGCAGCTGACATCTTCAATGCAGACAAAGTGCTGACCGAATACAAGAAAGGCGATCGTAAAATGGCTGCGTTTGTAGCTCCCCGTGTGGGTGACATCCCCATGGACCGCAGGGGCTACGAAATCCACGAATACACCCCGGCCTATATCGCTCCTTCCCGCATCCTGTCTCTGGATGACCTGAAGAAACGTGGCTTTGGTGAAGCCCTTTATCCGGGCATGGACGCTGCACAGCGTGCCGCACAGATTCAGAAGGACGACCTGAAAGAAATGGATGACCGCATCGTACGCCGTGAAGAATGGATGGCCGTAGAGACCATGATTAACAACGGCTGCACCATGCAGGAATACATCGACGACAAAACGACCGGCGATGTCAACGTAGTGCATTTCTATGACGGACAAACTTCCGAACACACCTATACCGTTGCAAGCGGTAAAGAGTGGGACACCCAGTATGGGGATATCTTCGGCGACGTGAAAGCCATGTGTAAGATGCTGGCGTATCGCGGCCTGCCGGCTGTTGACCTGATTCTGGGCACCGATGCTTCCGAAGCTATCATGAAGAGCCAGGAAGTCCGTGAGCGCATCAACAAGGAATCCGGCCTGATTACCGGTGCCATTGACCCGAAGCTGACCAGCTACCCCGGTGTTGCATTCCTGGGTACTCTGAATTTCAACGGCTATCGCCTGAATCTCTTTGAAGTGTCTGAGTCCTATGTTAACGACAATAACCAGAACACTCCGTACTTCCCGGCAAAGAGCGCTCTGGTAACCGCTCCGGGTTGCGGACATATGATGTATGGCGCTATCTCCCAGATCGACTTCGGCGCTACCGATTTTGCTACCCACGCAGCAAAACGTGTTCCGAAATTCATCCTGGACCAGCCGAACGACCTGCGCAAACTGCGTCTGGCCTGCCGTCCGCTGGCTGCTCCGCAGAACTACTGCCCGTACATCTACGCTGCCAACGTAGTATCGGCTTAAACAGGAGGGCATCATGACCAAAGTCAGAATTGTAAGCGGAGGTTACGGCGCACATGAAAACGGCAGGGTCAAACTCTATCTCCGGGGCCAGGAAGCCGAAGTCTCCCAAGAGGAAGCAGAACGTCTGGTAAAGCTGGGCGTTGCTGAATTTGTAAAGGAGCCTGTTCTGATGGCGGAAACGCTCCCTGTCGACGATGCAGTGAGTGAGACAGGCGACACCCCGGAAGCGGATGGAAACGACGCTACGGACGATTTAATCCCCGGGCACCTGGACGGAGACGAATTAAAAAAACTCCCCTTCGATAAGCTGAAAAAGCTGGCTACTGACTGCGGACTGCCGGTCGGCAGGCTGAGAAGCAGAGACAACATTGTGAAAGCATTAGTGGAAATGGAAACTTTCGTTTCCGCAGAAGAGGACGGTGAAGAGCCTCCCTCCATGGATGCGGAGGCTCCTATAAAATGAGCGGATTCAAAGAGATGGTTGCAGAGGACAATTCCAAAGTGTTCCTTAACAAGGCCGAATTTGCGGAAGAGCATGACCTGAACGGCACGGTATGTACCTGCATTTTGCAGGACGTGTCTGTCGTGGAGGAAATGACCATTGATGAGGAGCTGGGACAGACCTATGCCGGGCTATACGGAAGCCGTGTGCTGGTCAATGTCAAAACGGAAGATCTGCCGGAGATTCCCATTTCCGGGCAGGTGTTCCGGGTCGACAAGAAACTGTACATGGTGGAAAGTTGTGCAGAAGATATGGGGATGCTGACCATCCAACTGATGGCGAATGAAAGATGATTAGTTTAACGGTTAGCTTCGACAAAGCAAAACAGGCCGCTGTCGAGGCGGCACTGTCCGGGGTAAAGAACGGCGCCCCCAGGGCGATGAGCCGTGCTATCAACCGGGCAGTGACCTTCGGTAAGACGAGGGCTTCCAAACTTATCCGGGAGGAATACACCATCAATGCCGGGGCGGTAAAGCGTGCTACGGGCACAACCAAGGCAAGCGCAGGCCGTCTGGCAGGTGTTATCAGTTTCACAGGCCGTCCTAAACAGCTGCGGAACTTCCAGCACCGGAGAACCAAAAAGGGTATTAACGTAGCCGTAAAACGTGCAGGCGGACGGAAGCGCATCCCCCGTGCTTTTATCAACAACCTGCACAGCAGCGGCGGCGCTATCCTTCGGCGACTCGGGAAGCCACGCTACCCGATAGAAGTCCTGCACGGCCCATCTGTTCCGCAGATGGCCGGCAACGTCAATGTGGAACCGAAGATCCGAAAGGACGTCGAGGCTAAATTGAACGAACGTCTGGAACATGAGATGAACGTATTGATGAGAGGGATTGTAAAATGACACCTATCACTTTAATGGACGGACTGGCCAAACGGTTGCAGAAACTCCTGGAGGATTATTCCACGGAACAGCCTTCCAGCGAAACGCCTATGCCTATCAAACTCTATCCCGGCTATGTGCCGAAACAGGAAGACGCAACGGAGCGGAATTCTTTCGTGTACGTACTGGTGCGGCAGGTCATTGATGAGGACGGCAACAAGAAAAGCTCTGCCATCGTGGAGATAGGCTTCTCTGTTTATGATGAAGATCTGTCCGATGGCTGGCGAAGCCTGTTCAATTTGGTGGAGCATGTCAGGCAGGACCTTCTGAAATACCGCTTCGTCAACATGAAGCACCGGCTGGAGCTGCCAATGCAGACCGATATCATGGACGACAATAACCAGGCATGGCCCAACTGGAGGGCAACCATCACCGCCAAATATACTGTCGGACAGCCCGAAGAGGAGGGATTTGATTATGGCGACTTCCAAGAAAGCCACCCGTATGAAGAATACGAGGAATACAAAAAGCATTAAAGACAAAGTAATTTACGTAGGGCCGACCCTGTCAGAGGGCCGGCTCTCTTTTTCCACGGTGTTCGAGGATGGGCTTCCCATGTACTTAGTGGAAATCATAACCCGGCACCCGTGGTTTAAACAGCTTTTTGTGCCTATTTCTGAACTGAATATGGCCATTAAGGCCACCAAAGAAAAAGGCTCATATTTAAACATCTTATACAACAAAGCGAAGAAGGAGGTATAAGCAAATGGCTTATAAACATGGCGTCTATTGTTCCGAGGTGCCTACCAGTATCGTTCCGCCTGTCAATACGGCGGCAGGCCTGCCTGTTGTGTTCGGTACTGCTCCGGTACATCTGGCGACTGACCCGGCCCCGGCTAACCGCCCCGTGCTCTGCTACAGCTATGCAGAAGCGGTTGCGGCTATGGGCTATTCCGCAGACTGGGACAAATACTCCCTGTGTGAAGTAATTTACTCGCAGTTTGCTCTGTACAACAGGGCTCCGATCGTACTGGTGAACGTCCTGGACCCGGCTACACATAAGACTGTTGTACCGCAGGCCGAAAAGGATATTGCTGACGACCAGATTATCCTGGACGACCCGGTTCTGCTGGACACGCTGGTAGTCAAGAAAACCGCTTCCGGCAATGCGCTGGTAGCTGGCACTGACTACGTGGCAGCGTACAACGACAAAGAACAGGTTGTTATCTCTGTTCTGGAAGGCGGCGCACTGGATGGCGAACTGAAAGCGTTCGTGAACTACGATAAGGTCAATGCTGCGGCTGTTACCGCTACCGATATTATCGGTGGCATCAATGCGACTACCGGCGCAAAGAAAGGCTTGGAATGCCTGAACGATGTATTCCCGCTGTTCGGCATGGTGCCCGGCGTGGTGCTGGCTCCCGGCTGGTCCCATAAGCCGGAAGTGGCTGCGGTCATGAAAGCGAAAGCCGGCAACATCAATGAGCATTTCAAGGCCATTGTGCTGACCGACGTTCCGACGGATACCGTCAAGAAGTATTCCGAAGTGTCCGCATGGAAGAACGCCAACAGCTACACCGGCGAAGACCAGGTAGTTTGCTGGCCTATGGTCAAGCTGGGCGATTCCCTGTACTACCTGTCCACCCATATCCTGGGCGCTATTGCGCAGACCGACAGCGCAAACGATGACATCCCGTATGTTTCCCCGTCCAACAAGTCCCTGCAGATTAACGGCACCTGCCTGGCGGACGGCACCGAAGTGGTGCTGGGGCCGAACGATGCTGCTTATCTCAACGGCCAGGGCGTCGTAACTGCGCTGAACTTCATCGGCGGCTGGAAGTCCTGGGGCAACCGCACCGGCTGCTATCCCGGCAACACCGATGCCAAAGATGCATTCATCGCCATTCGTCGTATGTTTAACTGGCATGCACAGACCTTTATCCTGACTTACTGGGCAAAGGTTGACGCCCCGATTAACAAGCGTCTGATCCAGACGGTTATCGACTCCGAGAATATCCGTCTGAATGGCCTTGTTGCCCGTGGCGCACTGCTGGGCGCTCGTGTGGAATTCCACGAGGATGAGAATCCGGTTACCAACCTGCTGGACGGCATCATCAAATTCC